CACGTGTGTGATTATACGTCAAAAAAAAAATATTTTTTTATTAACTGATTTCATACCCCTACGGGGTATTCAATCTCCAGTGTTTATTTTTTTGTGTAGTTATTAAGTTAGAAATTAATTATTATTCTTAGAGTTTATTTATTAATTAAGAATATCAATTAATGAATAAGGTGAGGTGTATCAAGATTGGCTTTATTTAGTATTATTATAGTAATTATTTTGCCAATTATGACACACCTATAATAATGAATAAGATGGATATCTTTTTTTGATAATATGAATAATTTTATAATTTTTTCAATTTTTTAAAATATTTGTGTTGTATTGTGAGGTGAAAAAATTATAAAATAGTTATAGCGTTATTATAGTGTGGTATAATGTAATAAAATGGTCTGTTATTTATTGATAGTGTGAAATTTGTGTTGATGTGTTGTTTTATATTACGATTTCTTTTTATTATTCTTTCATTTTGGTTTTTTTTCTTCATACCATATTTTTGGGTTGTGTTATCTTACCATTTTTTTAAACGAGCTTTTTTTATGAGAAATAATATTAATTTTAATTACTATAGTTTATATAGTTATTAAAAAAATTAAAAAGTACTCTGAAGTTTATACAATTGCTTTAAGATACTATATAGTTCATTATAGCTTTCAAAAATGTTTAATTTATCACTTGATGTGTCTTTTATTAGTGCTAACCGGGCTTTTTCTACTTCTAATTTTTTACTCAATGATAAGTCTTTTAAAATAGTATTGAAAAGAGAGATACACGGTGTAACAACGAAAGATGATTCTTCAGACACACGGAAAAATGTAGATTGCTCACGATTTTCTATTAATAAAAGGAATCTTTTTTTAGAAAATCTTTTAAGTAAATCATCAATATATTCCTGTCCTTTTTTTAAAAAATCTAATTCGTCTTTAGAATCGGTTATAGCTTCATTCATATCTACAATTATCAAATCACTAGATAAACTTTGTAAATGTTCTTTTAACATTGTCTTACCCGTTCCTTTTGAAAGTATCAAGCTACTCAGTTTTATTTTACATAAATTTTTTAATTTTTTTCTATGATTAAAACACGATACACTACCTCTTATAGCTAAACTTGCTAATCCTGTTGCCAACAATAATCCATTTGAATCCATTATATATAATTAAACCTAGATTTTAATTTTTCTTAGATAAATTTATTAAACAACAATTTTTTCAGTAATTAAATAACCATCTTGATAATTTGCCCAATTATTTGTTATTAATGAAGCAGTTCCACCAGTAGCCACTACGATAGTAATAGTAAATCTTATTTTAGTCGGTGATAAATTTCGTGTAGGATTATAAATACCAACATTATTAATACAATTAGATGGTATACCATCTCTTCCAACTTTCTTTTGTAAAAGTGGATACGTCTTCATTAATACGTATGCCACACTATCACTACCTTCAAAAATATTTAATTTGTATGAAATATTTGGAGGTTCAGCACTAAAATCTAAGGTAGGTATTATAAATTCATAACTTAATCGCTGTGTTGCTGTAAATAATGTATAATCATTTGTTGTAACAGTTAATAAAGTCGTTTCATTTGTATAATTTCGTGGATTTGGTGTTATGGGCATATTTATAGGATTATACATTTTAGAAACAGCGGAATTAAGCATATTTAGATTAACAGCGTCAAATCCGCTTGTTGCATTACTGACATTTGTAATTTTATTTGAATTCATATTTAAAAGTCTATTAGTATAAAGGCTTGTTGTAGATATAGCCAAAAAGGCTTCACCTGACAGAAAAACGAAGTTGCCGTTTCCAATCGTTAATATCCTATTTGTATTTGTTCCAGGTGAGGATCTAAAAATAATTTGATTAGAATCTCCTGATAAACTAGTTGACATAATCAAATCATTACCAGAATTATCCAATGTTTTCCAAACTTTCACTTTATCATTTACATTTGTGCCGTCAGTCGCTTCCATTGTTAAAAATATTTGACCACCGCCAGGATTTAGACGTGCAGGATTAAAATCACCGTTTTTATAAAAAGCAAAAGATTGTTCGGTTCTAAATGCTAATGTTCTTGCTTGGACCTCTGTTGTGTATCTACTTCTAATACCATCAGGATTTACTAAATAATTTAATTTTTCACCTGTATTTGATGGAAAACTAATATTTTCAGCTCTGATTATACTTTGACTTGACATATCAATATCGCCACCCATTACACCCCCTGAAATCGAAAGCTTAGTATCCAGTTGAGATTTATTAACACAGTCTTTTGATCCTACTCCATCAGCAATATTATAAATAAAATTACCATTCATTCTAATTGGACCTAATAATTCCATGACACGTTCCACAGTTCTAATAAACATTGTTGTAATTGTTCCATTATGATTTGTAAAGTTAAATATTTGTCCCAAAGTTGTTGTTGAAAACGGTTTTAAAAATGTAGTATTAGCACTATCAGCGTATAAACCACCCCCGCCTTGTAAGTTTATTGCAGTCAAGCCATTGATATTATTGCCACCCATTAATATATTACCTGACATTGAACCCCCCACCGTTGATAATTTTCCAGCTAACGAATTATTTAAAACACCAATTGCTGTTGTATTAGTTGATGTTTGATTTGTGACCGTTGTTATATTATTTGTATTTGTTAATATATTATTTGTATTTGTAGTTTGTTGAGTTTGTAAATTATTAACATCATTTTCTAACGTATTAACATCAGATTCTAATTGTGTTAAATCAGCGTTTAATGCAACAACTGTATCATCAACATATTTTTTATTTGCTCCGTCAGTATCAAGAACACATGCTTTTAAATTTATCAATTTATTATTAGAAACATCAACATCGCCACCAGTTAAAGTAATTTTATTATCCCAAATTTCTAATGAACCAATAATCGCACTCGTCTCACCTTCAAAATTTAAACGTGGTTTATGTTCAACTCCATCAGGTGTTTCAGTAAATTTTAAATTTAATTTGTTAATTGTTAAATCATCAGGTATAGGGTTGGGTCCTATACCTCCACCAGTCCCTGAAATAAATATAAATAGATTGTTATCATTAGACTTTGGATTTTCTCCAATTTCTTCTTGTGATGTTTTAACAATAATATTAGCATAATTAAAATAAAAAGTTAAATCACTTGTTCTTCCATTGGTAGAGCCTAAGAAAATATATTTTGTATTAATTGGATAACTGAAATTATCAACAATAATTTCAATATTAATATTTTCATCATTACTTGTAACAGTTTTGGTTACGGATTTAGAAATATAATTTTTATCAGCATCGTAATACATAATACATAAATCACAGTTTATATTATCAGTTGATGATAAACCAACAAAATATTTTAAAGAATATCTTAAATAAGTTGAATAAAAATCAGGAAAAGTTAAAGCGTCATCAATTGATTCGTTAAAATAAATTGGTGTTGTTGTTGTTGTTGTTGGTAATGCTTGAAGTGTTCCTTGATTTAATCCACACGTTGAATAAAACGTTTTACTATCACTTAAACGAGATACATTTTTATTTTCAATTGGTGTTGAATTTATTAAAAGTTGTTGAAATTCGAATAAATTTTTATCAGTATTCCAAGTTGTCATATAATAATAATTAGATTAAAAATTTAATTATTCTTATAGTAATATTTCAATTATTGGTTAAAAACCATATTATGTAACCCCTTACGTTTTCCACCGGTAGTTCTACCCAAACCAACTAAGTCAGCCGCTGTAGCTGCCATTTCTAGCTGAGGATTTCCTGAATTTCTTGCTAATTCTTTTCCAATTTTAGTAATATCTTTTACAACAGGTAATGAAGTCACTTGCTTTACACCACTTGCCAATTTACTCCAAAAACTAGAACCTCCAACCATTCTACTTAATTCTTGAGAATCTAGGGTTTGATATTGAGGACCCGCTTTTGTCATATTGGCGACTTCTTGAACATCAACAGGACCAAGTAAAGTTGCTGATTTACCGTTTTCAGTAATGAAGAATCCAGAATAAATATATCCTAAGGTTAAACTTAATGAATCAACTTGAATATCTAACTGATTATTTACTGTTGCAGTTACTTGAATTGAGAAATTACCAGGACACCCAGCTGCGTATTGTGCCGGTAATTCAATATCGATACCTGGACGTAAAATAATGAAGCCGCCGGTCAATATGGATTTTGAACCATTTGAATTATTAGTATGAGCTGATCCAAAATATTGATTAAAGTCCATATTCAAACCATTACGCACAGATGTTTCAAATAATTGGTATCCAGTCATACTTGATAAAATACCCCCTTGACCCAAAAAGGACATATTCAAACCAGTAATTGGTAGATAATTATCACCATAATTTGCTGCTAAATTTTTAGGCTTAACGTAAATCAATAGGTAATCAGGAATTTGTGATAAAGTTGAAGTTCCTGAACGAATTTGAACATTTTGTGCACCAGCAGCTACGGTTTGATTGGTAATAGTTTCAAAATCACTAACATGCATATATGGAACAATAGAACGCTGAGGCTGAGGCTGACCAATAGCAGGAGCTCTAAAAATCGAATTAATAACGGCGGATTCCCATGCTTTTGCGGGGTTAGCGTATCCAATACTTGTAATAACAACGTTTCTATTAGTTAAATTATCGAAAAAACGAAGAGACCTAGACAAATCCGTACTTAACGTACATAGCACAGTAAACGTCTGTAACCCAAAAAGCCCCACGCTATCGTCTTTGTCCTCTGAAAAAATGAAAGGTGACAGCACTAGTTTTTCAGTAGATTTAAATTTATAATACGCTGTTGTAGTAATTTGAGCGTTAGTTAATATTTTTGGTGGTCCTACTGGAGCTCCATTTACATCACACCATGACACGTTTGTAAAAGCACCGTTTGGCACATTATCACTATCAAAAGCTGTTTCATACCCTCCCAAACAATTTAACGCCTCAGTATTTTTTCCATATTTATCTAACTGTGTAGGACACCCACGTTGTAAATGGTTTTTCTTCATATTTGACATTCTAAGTAATTCATTAATAACACGATTTTGACGCTGACTTACACTAGTGCCGTTAATATTAATGTTGATATTTTCCATTTCTTGTTGTAATGGGAAAGCAGGAAGACTTAAATTATTACCAAAATCACATATTGTATCACCAGTACCCGTCACAGCTCCGGCAGTATAAGTAAAAACCACTTTACGAATTGATTCAGCAGTTAGCTCAATACTTCTGTCCATGTAACTGTCGGTGGATGGGACCTGAACCGTAAAATTTAAACTAGAGGTTGAGCTTGAATTTGCTGAGGTAGGTTGACTTAAAATTTGACTTGCTCCTTTAAAAACATTAAAAACGGGATCTTTTTGTGAAACTCTTGAATCAATAACTTGTACTTTTGTCACGGATTTATTAAAATCTGACATATATATATATATTACTTAAGAAAATAAATTTTTTATATTCTTAGATAAAAATCATTTTTTACTAAATAAAAACTTCATAGATATATTAGATAAATTAGACATTTTTAATGGAATTAATTGACCTGTTAAGCGTGATTTCCAAAACACTTTTATACTTAGAGAATTTAACGGAGTTTGACTATTTTCAAGATTAATAAAACGGTATTCGTTAGGAACATAACTAACAAATTGCTTGTAATCATATGCGTCATCAGTTGATAAAGCGATATCTGTTATAATATTTTCAAAGTTTGTATTAGAACCAACTGATGTATTAATATTATTGCCACCATAAACCAAAG